GGTAATCCATATTAAATTGTTTGCATAAACTGCGGGAATTCCACCAACTGCTTCGAGAACTTTATCATAAATATCACCAGCATTGGAATCGACTTCCGTAAACGTATAAGCATTCAAACCTTTCCACTGACCCGCTCCGTTACCGTTAATGATACGTGCGAATTCTTTTTTCATAATGCTTTCCATACACATCTGCGATAGAAGACCTGTCAAGTCAATTGCAGCAACCCGGAGCAATTCGTTTGGAACATAAACTTTAGCAGCAACTTTACCCGTATCAACATCGATATAATGAAACGTTGGTTCGTCAGCAGTAGGAGTATCATTTTCAGCTGTTTCTTCAGCTTCGATGCCAGCAGTTTCAGTAAGCCATCTTGTCTTCTGAACTCCGGGTATTGGGATAACTCGAAATAACTGCCGATGCCAATATGCTTCCTTTGCCAATCGAATCAATTCGGTTTGAACAATCGTAGGAATTAATTCACCTTCACTTGCACCAAGCAAAACTTTTGTGAAGATTTCTGAATGCCCAGCGTATTTATTCTGCAATTCCACAATCTTCGAATCTTGCTTAAAATATTTAGCGCGAATCCAATCATTCGCAACTTGACGTGCAAGATGCTGGTCAGATCCATCATTGAGATGCATCGAAGCTTGTTGTATCAATTCTAATACCTGTGCTTTATTCACGGTAGATGTTTGGCAATTTATCGCTGCCTGTGCGATCATAGCATCGTAAACTTTTTGTTCGTTTGGAGTCAAAGATTTATACAATGCCTGTATTTGTTCAGGAGTCATTTTTCTCCTCCATTCTATTTATTTAATTTCTCTGCCATCGAGGTCAGAAACGTTTTTGACTCCTGATTTTCCGAAGTCTTGATTTTGTTCTGAGCCTCTTTCAGAGCTTCTTGAATTTTTAATAATGAATCATTTATCCCGATATCATTATTCATCAGGGACAAAACTTCAGAAGTATCCTGAAGTTTCGATAATGAATCGAATATAGTTTTAATACTTTCTATTGTAAAATCCGATGATTCGGAAGCAGGTTCGAAACTAATTCCATTATGGCTTTCGCAGTGTGCTTTTGCTTCTGCTTCAGTCCAGATTTTTTTACCATAACGATATGCCTGCTCAGTCATCGTAGTTTCATCTTTGAGTTTTCCGAGTATTACGGAATATTCTTTACCTTCGTGTTCACGTTTCATTCTACGAAATGTATCGGATTGAAAATCTCCGGGATCTCTTAATCTGCAAGAATGCTCATTAGGATATGGTTTATAAGTTTCTCCTTGTAAATCAAGTCCAGCAAGCACTTCCTTATCGAAGATAACCATTGTTTTTACAGCATCGATTAGGTATCTTTCGATTCCAATCGCAACCATTTCGTTACTTGTTAAATATGATTTAATTTTCGGAGTAGAAGCAAAGTTCGATACTACGGGACATAGGCTATGCTCTAATAACACAGATAAAATTGCCCACCGCTCGGCATCGTCCCATTGAGCTTGCGTATCGAAAGGTTTAGAGGATGTCCATTGTTTAGGAATGAATCCTACTGATTCTGCCAGAATAGGCTTAGGTTTAAACTCCAAGCACTTAATTAGAGTATTCATAAATTCAGAATTCTCATCAAGTAATTGAACTTTAGCAACCAATCCGGATACGTTATATTTCGGATGTATCTCTTTTCTTAAATCGATTGTTCCACCGATTGGGACGAAGCCTCGTATAGCACGATCGAAGAAATGAACCCATCCAACAACTGGAGTATCCGAATATTGAGTAAGATCAATCCCATCAACCAGAATCCCTTCGTTATCTCTATCCGTAATTTGTGCCGTTATAAAAGCTTCATACGTGCGATCTTTCGGATTGAATCCTTTTATCTCAACTAATGATAGAGGAAGTTTCTGAACAATTAAATCAATGGGAGGCTGAAATGGTTGAATCAGTTGTTCCCTCGATAGTTGTTTAATAGGCATAATTACTCCTTATGCTTTAGGTTCACAAGTTGATTTACCATTTACATAAGCATCGTATGCTTTTACTCCACCGTAAATTATTAATGCGAATATGAATATGAATCGGCAATCTTCTGATTTGAAAAATCCAATTTTAAGTCCCTTATAACTCAACCATACAACAAAGATTGTTACCCATAATCGGGAGCTGATTATTTTATCCAGAAACTTTTCTATATATTTCTTAGACATATTTTCTCCTTTACTGCATATCTTGAATTGTTTCTTTTAAAACAGGTATCGTTCGACACCTACAATAAATCCTATTTGCTGCTGATAATTTCGGATCGCCAGGAAATAAACAACGTTCCTCCGGAACTTTACCGTTATCGGAAGCAGGAATTATAAATTGATCACCAATAGAAACAACCTCACCATCGCATCCTGCTCCTGAATCGAACGAGCCTGCGTGATTATCCCTCGACCTACCATCTTTAACTGCCAGCCATTCTGAACCATCGACTACTCCGGATTGCTCATACGCATTGTAATTATTCACCGTATTAATTTCTGTTCTGGCAATTCTATCTGCTCTCGTATCGAATTGGAATGCTCCGGAGATTCCCTGCATAATTTCAGTTATAGATTGTTGATCAATTATTCCCGCTTCAATCGCAGCCCATACATCCTCCATCGTTGTTAAGTGAATCAACTTTAATTCATTTCTAATATAATCAATTAGAGGAGACCACCATATCTTGACATCGTAATTTGCTTGAGTAAGTGAATTCTTTTCTCCCAGGAAATGCTGAATCGCAGGAGTATTAAGTGTGAATTCCACCGGAGAATTGATATCTATCAAAACATCTTGCCCAGCCTGTTTTAAGAAAGATGCATATAGAGGCTTTAATGCTCTGTAGAAATATGCTATCCAATCTTCTGAATAGAATATCGTTTCGAACTCCGGTTTATGAAATTGAGTAAGATTACCCGATTGATCTGCTCTCGATTTAACTGCTTCACTAATTTTTCTGTATTGATCTTTAAAGAGTTTATTGGTTTCCTTTGAAAACTTTTCTTCTTGCCTATCCGTAGCAGCAGCATATTTTCTCCAGATATAAACCCTCTCCTCTTCAGTCAGCCGTTTCTTGTCGCAGTAAGCTCTGCGTTTCAAAGGTTTATTATCTTCTGGTTTTTCTTCTTCCGATTCAATCGATTTAGGAACAACGCTTTTAAATAACACTCCATTACGGCAGGCTTTAATTAATTCTTTGCTCGGCATCCCTTTTCCGTAAAGTGCATCTTCTGTGCCCAATAGAGAACCTTCCATAATCATTCCTAACGGCATATAGAAATTATCACCCCACGGAACAGGTGCACGATCAGTTTCCGATATAATATATTGGTTAGGAGTCATAACCCCTGCCGCAATTTGTTCTTTCGCAGTTGTCCAAGCTTCACGTTTCATTCTTTGTAATGTAGGAACTTTACTCGTATCGAATGCAAAGTAAATATCGCTGCGATATAATGGAAGTAAAAATGTATTTATCACGTCTTCGATATAATCAATTAATGGCAATCCAAAAAACTCCCAAAAGATTTCCATCTGAGGATTCATATTGGCATAATTTGCGTATTCAAGAACTCCTGCGACTGCGGGAGGAATGCCGAATGCTGTGCAGATATTTTCACGATTCAATTTGCGTCCCAGGATATATTGCATCTCAACGGGAGTTATTCCAAACTTTTCAAACTTCCAACCTCCTGTTAAAATACCTACACGACCAGCTTGCTGAACTCCTGAATATTTCTGTTCCCACCAAGCCTCGACTTTATCAACATCCTTCTCATCAACATTTTCGCTGGTTGTTAAAAGACCTGATACTATGCCTGCATTCTCGAATAACTTCTGATTTAATATTGATGCCTTTGCGTCAAGATTGGCTGTTCTTAACGAAGCTTTCATCGGTGCAATTGAATCATTTAATCCGACTGGAGACCAGAATGAAAAACATATCAATTCGCTGCGTGGTATAACAATACTTTCATATCCATCACCTCCTCCGGACAATGTATAATCATCGGGAGGAAATTTATTCGGTTGATTGGGAGTCATTCGATGTGCGGGTAGAATCCATAATGTTGGCTTTTTACCCGCTTCTTGCTTTCTCCAATAGTAAGCCTTACCTTTACATAAAAGCCAACCGATTGTTTGTCCAATAAGATCTTTGCCTGTTATTACGGGATTGGGTTTATGAAGCATATCAGCAGGAAATTGTTCGAAGACTTCTGGTCTGAACTTGCCGATCATTTTATAAACGTTTGTAGGCAACGATTTAATTCTATTTACGGTGACCGATATACAACGATAGACTACTTCGAGATTTTCATATGCGGACAGTTCGGATACTTCTCCTCCCATCGCTCCTGCTTGATTTAGAAGCAGGGACATCAATTCCTTATTTGTTAATACTCCATCGCTGCTCTTACGTAGAAAGGAAGGAGGCTGTTTAAATCCGAATAGTGCACCCTTTGCTCTTGTTATTAAGTTTGGAGGCATCAGATGCTACCTTCCTGAGCTTAATTGCTTGATTGCTTTGATCATTGTATCTTCTCTAATTTAATTAGTAATGCTGCCGTCTTGCCTGCAAAGTCTATCATATCTTTGATAATTTGCCTTCGTTGATTTCTATTCATCCTTGATCTTAAAAGTGCTGTATTAACACGTAGCAAATCTTTCTTGATTCTATTGATAAACCTTCGTGCTTTCCATCGTTTGAGTTTCTCATCTACGGCAATTCTAATAAACGTTAATAAGATTGTCAAGATACAAGTTATGAATCCGTAGAGGATAATAAAATGCAGCGTAAAATTGATTCTAACTGAGAAAAGATTTGTAAATAATAAATCAATCATTTACTCTCCTTCCTTTCTTACCTATCATACCTTCGAAAATATATCGTCCTAATATACCCAATGGCAACTGCCAATTTTCACAGAATTCCCAGATACGAGAACAGAGGTATGAAATAATTTTTCTCATCTCATTATGATTCGTTTCTTATTCTTACGCAAAGCAACGGCAGTGCGATCGTAAACCTCTGCGTGGAAATAATGGTCGGCTCCATTACTCATCCAATATGGCACATCGTTATTGTTTTTATCTTTGATAAGAACCCTCGACATAGCCAACACGTGCTTTATGTAATCGGGTATCGAATCGATATTCGTAGGTAATATGTTCTCCCTGTTCTGATACTCTGCAAGAACAAGGTCAGGCATCTGAACCCTATCGATATTGACTGAATCGTATCCGTCAACCGAACCTTCCTTAAATAGATTACGTTGTTCGTTATAATAAGCAATATGAACTTTACCTCGAAACTCATCAGCAAGGTCTTTCGCAAATCGAGTTTCTGGTAACGCATCGACAACAATCGTATTGGCATTGAACCTTTTCAAGACAGCATATAAATCGTCCTTATGTTTGACTGCTCCGATATAAACCGCCTTTCGTTTCGTATTGAGAAGTCTGCTGATACGAATATGAATTAAATTGCCAATATCGATTCCAGCGGTGGTAATCTCATCGCAAAAATTAGGCAACTGATAGTCCTGCTCACGGCAAGCAAGAATCATATCCCGATTGAATTGAGCACCCTTTGGACTACGAGGCAACCCTAGCGTGAAATTCCAGAACGTTTGTATTTCAGATTCAGATGTAAGCAGGCTCTCCACGATAAGTTCTTCTATCGTAGAATTAGGATTGAACAATCTTGATATCTGATATCCGTGCACTTCTTTGCTAGAAAATTCCGCTATCCATTCTCCATTCATAAGTCTATTGATTGAACGCTTGCACTTTGAGCATACGAATTGCTTCTTACTTAAATCAATGTTATCTAAAAACGTAGGCACTTGCCAATAACCACACCGATCGCACTTGATATGCCATTTGCGTTTATCGGATATGAGATAGTGCTTATCAATCCCGACTCCTGGAACAGAAGGGTTAGATATTATTCTTCGGAGTTTTAAATCGGATGCTCCAAGCCTTTTCTCTGTCAACGGCATCATATCAACGTTCATCAAGTCTTCCTCATCTCGCATTAGAACATCGATTGGGATTGATACTACCGCCCTCTTTCTATCCGTACCTCTAATATATAATGAGCCTTTACGAATATGCTTCAAGCCTACTGAATTAGTTGTAACGATTTTGGTAAGATAAGAAGACATCTCGATTGCTTTATTAATTCTATCCTTTGAAAAGTCCCAACCATCCTTCTCATAAGGAAAGTAATAAGCAACTTTCGCACTATAACGATCGCAACAATAAAAAGCATCAACCATCATCCATTCAGTGCCTCCACATTGAGAAGACTTTTCGATTATAATGTTGGTCGCTTCATCCTTGTATATCTCAACTAAATATGGATATTTGCGCAGGGAAAACGGCAGGTCTTTTATGAAGTATTTATTAAAAGCCCATTCAAGTCTATTGTTGCCAGGAAGGATCATTCGAAACCGTCTTTACCAATTAAACTACGAGCACTATTCATTGCTTGAATTTTGAGCATCGGGTTGTTATGAAGCCTGCCCGGAGAACAAAAGCATATTCGTTCAACTGAGTTCGAACATCGCAATTAGGAATAACACAATGCCTGCACATATCAGTTTTTAACCTCATTGAATCGACAGCATCGTTGACGAATACGGATTCAGCTCCGTAGTCAATTCTTCTTATTGGTATCTTTCTTCTTGCCATCGGATTTTTTAGTTACGATTTTACCATAGAAGGCAGGACGATTCAGATGAGAAGATTGTATTATTCTGTTATTCTGTTTGGGATTTCTATGAGAAGATTCAATCATTTAATCTCCTTCTTAAGCGGATATTCAACATTCGTGAATTCAATTGTTTCTTCTGGAGAAGTTTCATTCAATTTAATTGGAGCAATAAAGCAGTAAAGATTATAACACGATGCTTTTGCTTTTCTTTTAGTATCAAAGATACCAATAAAACTCCATACAATATTCGGTAATTTGCCTTTGATATACTCACCTGCTAACCATAGCTTTTTCACTTATTCTCCTTTCTTATTATCGTTACTTTATACGTGCACCATTTACTATTGTAAAATTCGCAATTTGAGAAAGGACATATCCTCCTTTCTTAATTTACGTAGCAATGTTTTTTTCTGCTCCCTGGCAACACGTTGTGCAAGGACTAATTCTTTTTTATCAAGCCAGAAAGTTGCCAGGACAATAGCATCGGCAATATTGTTATCTACCTTGTCAATATGATACCGAGCCTTCACGTATGCTATAGCCTGCTCCTTCTTCATACCTCTACGCAACCCTTTCCATAATTGTTTCAATTCGAAAACCTTGCAGGAATCAACATCAATTTTCCGATTGTCTTTCGAGTGCCACACGCTATATTGCATACAAGCAAGTTTAATGATAGCGTATTTATCCCTGAGTTTCGAGAAGGTGGATAGATTCATTTCGTGCGAAGGCTCTTCTATAACGAATTGAGCAGGCATTTGTTTATTTATTATTTCAGTTAAAGCTGCGAAGTATAGAATCTCATTCTCGAATTTAATCAGTCCGAAGTTGCCCAATGTTTTATTTCTATCTCGACTGATAGTTGCCCAGCCTGTGTGAACGCCAGGATCGAAACTCATTATATCATCATTCATAATATCTCCTTTTCTTCATAAGAAACACGCAGGATAGTCAATGATCTTCGATAATTAGAATTGACTACTCTGCCGAAGTTAAACATTATCGATGCTTCGGCTTCCTGCGTGTTATATTTCATATTATACTTCTGGCAACCTGTCCTTATACTGCACTTTTATGAACTTATCTTTTAGTTGCTGTTTAATTTTAGGATCGGTTATTGTATTCACGATATCATCGATAGATACGAATTGTTCCGAACCTTTCACGATGCCTTCGTTAATCAAGTCCTGAGCATCCTCAATATTAAGTTTCTGTGCTAAATCGTAGAGTTGAGGCAATAGCCTGTCCGGGTTTAGTTTTATAATCGTTTTAGTGTTAGCCTTCTCAATGGTTCGAATCAGCTTCTCAATCAATATACGCACAGCATATCGCACACGTTTACGATTCTCTTGTCCGATACTCCGTTGCAATAACTCTAATTCCTCCGACCACCAAGCCTGCCGCTTCCATCCGTGTATCGTCCGCTCCGGGATTCTTAAACTGCGGGAGACCTTTCGAATAGAGCCTGTCAAAAAGAATTCTTTCACAGCAAGAAGTTTCTTCTTTGTTATAGCATTATCACGCTGATGTTTATCGTATTTCATAATGATTATGCTGATCTTGAATTCACTTTTTCTCCGGTGGTAACGAAGCTTTAATTTTCTCGATTGATGCCCTTATCGATTTAAGAGCAATAATAAGAATACGCTTTTCTTTTGGACTTAATTTCTTTGCCTGTTGTATTGTTATCTTAGGCAATGGAGACATCATTAATTTCTTTGCCATATTCACTCCTTAAAATAAATCCGGACGAACTGATATTGTGTTGATTAAAAACAAACCGCAAGATATTTTCAAAGAGCAGCAATCCGTCCGGGGTTTTTATCATTTATCTTTCCAATTCGGCAAGTTTCTTTGCCTTGTTGTTTCTATTTTCTGCTGTATTGTGTTAATCATTTCTGGTAGAGTTCGAGAAGCCCTCTTAACTGAGTTACGATAAGATGTGGATTTACGAGCCTGTGAATAATCGCTGGAGGCTTTTTTCTGATTAGCCTCAGGATTAGACTTAGTATTCGTTGATTTACGTTTCATATCAGTATAGGGAAGAGTTTCTCAAGCACAATAGAGCTATGAAGATAATCGAGATTAGAACTTCAGTTATAATAATTAAGATACGTTTAAAACTCATCCTGTAGCTTGTTTAGGAATGGAGTTAATAAGTTTATTAACCGATGCACCGATACGTATTAATCCGTGTTTGTATTTGACAGGAGAGATATGTTTAGTATTGTTTATTTTATTATTAGATTTAGGAAGTATTGTGCTGGTAACTATTGAGGTATCAGGGGTGGTAACTGATGAGTGACCAGGACTGGTAACTCCAGCGTTACCAGGTAGGCTTTTCTGATGCTTTTTCTGTGCTGTGATTTGATTAACATATATCGAGGTTGCATATGGAGTGGGACGATAATATAATGTATTGTCCGGAGCTTTATAAGTGAATAACAAGCCTAATGCCCGGAGTTTCTTAAACCTCCGAATGAGGCTATGCTTGTTATTTAAGTGTAAGATGGGAAGGCACTCCAGAATATAATTATAATTAATCCATACGAACTCTTTATTCTGAACGATTATTCGATGAGCCTTTTCTGCGAGAAACATATCCACCAGAAAGTTCATAATAGCCCAATCGATCATATCGGTTTTATTCAATAGACCTTGCTCAGCTATTCCGTATTGGTTAATAATTATAGTAAATTTTAATGGACGCTTTTTCATTTCGGATCAATAGGAGGCACTAACGGACTCCCATCTTCTGTTGCGAACGATTCGGCATCGGTATACATAAGCGGATTATTGCCTTCTTGATATTCAGTATCAAATCGCAAGCAAGCATCTTTGTAATTCGAGAATAAATCAACGATTAAATTACCATAATCTTTCTTCAGTTGACAAGCAATCGTAAACGAACTTGATTCTGATTCGTTATAACGCAATGGAATTGTTATGCCCTGTATTTGAGAAATATCGGCATTGGGATCATTGATTAAGTAAGCAGCATTGAGATACATTTTCGGTAAATGTTTCTGCCCTTCCATAGTTGCCAACTCAATATATCGTGCCTGCCAATCCGAGATTTGCCAGAAAGTTTCAATCGTAATGGCATCTTTATCTCGATGAATAATTACGAAAGGGTTATCGCTTGAATCTTTGAATCGTAAAAAAAGTTTTGGAGTAAATAAATCGGGTTTCATACTATCACCTCATTTCTCGATATTCTAATATCGAATTTTTCGAGGCTGGTTTACAGAATAATGTCAGGGGGTGACATCGGGTTCTGCTCCAGCCTCTTGTATATCTATCGAGTGAATGGTTAATATTGAGAAGTAATATAAGATAAAATAAGGAAAGGCACTCGATAGAATTTAATTTTATTTTAACCATTGAATAGAGTATAAGAAAAGCACGTGAAGTTGTCAAGATTTATATTGAATTTAATACGCTGATGTAAACTATAATTTACTATCGTTATAATAATTTTATTGACCCCTCATCGATTGGCAAGCCCGGAGAAACAGACTCGATTATAGCATATGAAACAAAGCAATGAATACGCTATTTCAAGCATATTCTGAGATTTGATAGTCTGTAAAATAAATCTTGACAAATCAATAGCTTATCGTATAATAATCCCAATGGTTAATAATAGTATCTTCAATCCAACAAGGTATACAAGGGTATCAAGCCAGAATGTCGGGAGGGTGTAATGAAAAACAACAAACAAATAAACCAAAAAAAGCATAGAAAGAGTTATCCGAAAATCAATTTATACGATGCAATAACTAAAGCACAAGAAAAAGCTCGTAAGGATTTAGTTAAGAAAATAAATCGCAAATGCACTTCAACTGCAGATTTATATTGGAGCACTTTCTATAAACAATGGTTCGCAGATATAGCCGCTCGGGTTATTAAGAAAGTAACAATGCGAAGATTAAAATCCGAAGAATTCGGATTACGATGTTGCTGCTGCGGTAAAATAATCGATGTTGGCAATGTTGTCATTCGTATTTATTATTCCGATTCAAGTGGATCCGCAAAATACGTAGATGCCTATTGCGGTAAATCCGAACAGAAGCATTCTCATCTAAATCTTACGATGCCGTGTTAATGCTTTGCCATAAATATGTTAAGGTTGAATAATGGTAATGCTCGACAATATCATACTTAATAAAATTCCGGAGGCTATGGTTAGGCAATATCTAATTCTTGAAAAGTTGGGAGCAATAAGTATGTTTAATTTTTCCGTTGTTCGTTCAATCGCAAAGCAACGTTGTCTTGTTGAGCTTGGCAATGCGAATCAAGAAACATATTGCTTATTACAGCAGAATTACGGCAATCTTATTAAACATTATAAATTAGAAGACTTCAAGAAAGGATTATAATGGACGAACTTTATTCGTATCCAATTGCCATTACAGGTCAATTCGGACATTGCGGAAATGCTTTCCGTGCAGATACGTATCAAGGGTGTGAACACGGATGCAATTATTGCTTTGCCAATTCTCGTATCGGAGGCACTAAAACCCGAGCAATTAGAAAAGCAGATCTCTCCGTAGTTCGCAAACACTTTTCCGTTCTCGAATACAATAAGAAGCCTAACAATATCACGCAAGAACTTATCAAAGCGAAAGTGCCTTTGCATTTAGGAGGACTTTCCGATCCGTTTCAACCCTGCGAGTTTACCGAAAAAATTACTTTACAATTTCTTGAAATTACGAATTACTTTCGATATCCCATTGTCATTAGCACAAAAGCTGCGTATCTTCCAGAAACGTATTGGAATTATCTCTCTCCCGATATTCACGCATTCCAAATCAGCCTCATTGCATTACGAGAAGACTTCTTGCGATTGTTCGAAACTCAAACTCCCAGCCCGGAGCAACGAATCAAATTCATTCGTAAATTGAAGGATGCTGGGTTCTGGACATCGATAAGGATTCAACCTCTAATAGAATTGCAGGAAACCCTCGACTTAATCAAAGCCACCGAAGACTGCGTAGATTTTTACATTATAGAGCATCTGAAAATTCCATTAGACAACAAGGATGTCAAGAAAGAGCTTATAAATAAATTGATCCAATTAAAAATCTATCAGCGATTCTACACAACAGGTAAAGAGTTTGAACAAACCCCGGAGCAGAAAATCAAAAACATCGAGGCTATTAAAC